TAACTTCCTTAATCTCTTTATAACCAAACTTGTTGACACAGCCGTAAGACCTCGTGTTATATTCGGGGCATGGATACCCTACCACTACACCACACCAAATGGTCAGATAGGTTGGCGTTCGACATTGCTCTCACTTTGGAGGGCAGTGGGGAGACTTTGCAAGAAGTCATGACCCGCCACAAAATCTCGGCTAACGACATCATCTTCTTCAATGCCGACCCGGTATTTCTGAAGAAGGTTGAGCATTACCGCGATGAAGTCCGTGAGAAGGGCATCACGTTCAAACTCAAGGCCCGCGCCCAAGCGGAAGAACTCCTGACAACTTCTTGGATGTTGATTCATGACCCGGCTGTATCGCCAGCGGTCAAAGCCGACTTGATTAAGTCCACCGTAAAGTGGGGAGGGCTAGAGCCGAAGAACGACGTAGTTACCGAAGGCGGCAACGGCGGGGTACGCATCACTATCAATCTAGGGTCTACCCCAGAGGATGCTCGGACAATCGAAGCAGATACCACAGAGGTGACGGATGTCGCTGCCATCGAGTCTGGACAGTAAATTCACCGCAACCTTCGATGGTATGAGAGCCGCACGGTTTGTCAGTGCGAGCGAAGCACACAACATGGAGTCCGCCTTACGTGAAAGCGGAGTATCCTATAAGACCAAAATCGTGAAGCACAAACGCCGGGGCCGCGAGTTCTGGGTAATGCTCGTGGAGGTGCAATGCTAAACATTAACTATACACCGCCGCCAACTGGTAAGAAGTTCATGGCGTCGGACGCAAAGATGCGGGTACTGATGGGGCCAGTCGGCTCGGGTAAGTCGGTCACCTCGTCGTTCGAGATTATCCGCAGGGCCAGTATGCAAAAGCCCAACGCACAGGGAATACGCAAAACCCGGGCGGCAATTGTCCGTGAGACTGCTCGTCAGTTGCAGGACACCACCATCAAGACCTTCTTGGACTGGTTCCCGCAGGGGCAGTGCGGGGAGTACATGCGTACGACCAAGACTTATTTCTTCAAGGTGGGGGATGTAGAGTGCGAGATAATGTTCCGTGCACTGGACGATTCGGACGATGTAGCAAACCTGAACTCATTGGAATTGACGTTCGCATGGTTCAACGAGTGCCGGGACATCCACCCCGATATTGTGGATGCGATGTCAAAACGTGTAGGTCGCTTTCCGTCTGCGAAAGATGGTGGGCCGACATGGCACGGTATGTGGGGCGATACTAACCCCCCGACTATGGATACGTGGTGGTACTACCAGATGGAGGGGCTTGACCCGAAAGATGGGGTTTCCCCTAATAACAACGGCTGGGCAGTATTCAAACAACCGTCTGGACGTAGCGCGTTTGCCGAAAACGTGGAAAATCTACCCGATGGCTACTACGATACCCAAGGTCGCTCGGAAGAATACATCCGTGTCTACATCGACGGGGACTACGGTTTGTCGTCTGCTGGTATGCCCGTCTACAAATACTTCAGACCGGACTACCACATGGGCAAGGAAAAACTCCGCCACATCAACAACGGTGTGCGCCCTATTATCGTCGGCATGGACTTGGGACTTACCCCAGCAGCCGTCCTCGGACAGCAAGACCCCAGAGGTCGAGCCCTGATACTGGGGGAGTGTGTATCGTTTGACATGGGTGTACAGCGATTTGTGCGCACCATGCTCAAGCCTCTGATATACGAGCGGTTCGGTGGGGCTCCCATCCTGATTGTCACAGACCCTGCGGGTGTACAGCGGGCGCAGACCGATGAACGCTCGGCAGTGGACATCATCAAGGCGGAAGGTCTCAAGGTCATTCCCGCCAAGACCAATAACATCTCAGCCCGCATCAATGCGGTGGATGACTACCTGATGCGTCAAGTTGACGGTGACCCGGCCTTCTTAGTAGACCCGAGTTGTACCCAACTCAAGGCGGCGATGATGGGTGGGTATAGGTACAAACCCCGAGGCGACGGCGAGATTGAGAAAAATAAACACTCCCATGTAGCCGAAGCGTTACAATACCTCATGCTCCATATCGCCTCCGTTGGCGAGGGGAATTATTTACCCCAGCGTCGGGAAATTAAACCTGTTGCGAGTATGGGCTGGACTTGATATGATGGAGTTGCTGTTTTGCAGCAGCGGTTGTCACCTCCCCACATCTCCTTCAGTGGGTTATGCCCCGTCGAGTTTTCTCCGGGGCATTTTTTTCTTGCACAAAATTCTTGACAGTCTGTATACTTGTTGATAGAACCACACTACAATATATGCTAGTGTGTCCAGCAAGGAGGCTGACATGGCGATTAAAAAAGCAACGAAGCAGTACACCGTGTTCTCGGATAACGAGAAGATGGATACTAGCGGCATGGCTGGAAAACCCCGTCCTATGCCTACCTTCGAGTGGAAACCCCCCGTGATGACTATTGAGGACATCATGGAAGTTCAAGAGTACAAGACAAGTAAGCGTCCCGATACTGAGGAAGACTAATGGCTGGCCTGTCCCTACTACGCGTAGTATCAAACGCCGAACTCCAGCGGCAAGAAGACGCTGCGGCTCAGGCATTGCAAGAACGTCAGAACCAACCGATGGTGTTGGGTCTTGCGTCACATCTACGTCAATGTTGGGATGTAGCCAAGATAGCCAAGAAGCCTATCGAAGATAAGATGCTGACGGCTTTGCGGCAACGTAATGGTGAGTATGAAGCCGATAAGTTGCAGCAAATCAAAGCCCAAGGCGGCTCTGAGATTTACATGATGATTACTGAAGTCAAGTGCCGCGCAGCGGAATCTTGGCTCCGTGACATTCTCCTAGACCAAGGTACTCCTCCTTGGGATATTGTCTCCACCCCTATTCCTGATTTGTCTCCTGTGCAACGCCAAGAGATTCAGGACATTTTTGCCAACCGTGTATTGGAGATGCTGCAAACTCGACAGCAAGCACCAAACCGTGATGAGATGGCACAGATAAAAGAGATGGTCTCGCAAGAGTATCGTTTCAGAGTTTTGCAAGACGCACAGAATCGTGCGGACAAAATGAAGTTAAAGATTGAAGACCAGTTTGCACAAGGCGGCTGGGCTGATTCATTCAATGACTTCGTGACTGACCTTGTTACTTTCCCTGCTGCCTTCATTAAAGGCCCAGTGGTGCGTCGTCAACGTGCCCTTGGTTGGAAGACTGAACTAGGTCGTACTGTTGTAGACCCGATTGAAAGACTCGCTCCTGAGTTTGAGCGTGTTGACCCATTCCGTATTTATCCTGAGCCGGGCATCTCCCGCATTGAGGATGGATACATCTTTGAACACCACCCCCTTTCTCGTACTGACCTTGCAGACCTTATTGGTGTGCCGGGTTACGATGAAGATGCTATCCGTACTATCCTTGATGAAGGCGCAGGCCCATCTTGGATTAACGAAGATGTCGAGTTGATTAAGCAAGAGGAGGAGCGCAAGTTCTACTCCTACATGCGTCCAACCGATGTGTTCGATGCCCTTGAGTTCTGGGGTAAGGTCTCTGGCAAGATGTTGATTGAGTGGGGCATGACTGAAGAAGAAGTGCCCGACGAAGCCCGTGAGTACGATGCCAACGTGTGGATGATTGGTAACTACGTTATCAAGGCCACGTTGAACTACGACCCACTGGGTCAGAAGCCTTACGCCAAGACTTCGTTTATCAAGTGCCCCGGCGCGTTCTGGGGTAAAGGTATTCCTGAGATTATTGAAGACTTGCAGAACGTCTGTAACGCAGCCGCTCGTGCATTGGTCAACAACATGGGTATCTCCTCCGGCCCACAGGTCGAGGTAAACCTTGAGCGTATTCCTCCGAACGAGGACATCACTCAGATGCACCCGTGGAAGATTTGGCAAGTGACCAACGACCCGATGGGGTCGAGTGCACCTGCCGTCCGCTTTACACAGCCAGATGATAATGCGCAGACCCTCATGGCTGTTTATGAGAAGTTTGCTCGTCTGGCAGATGACCACTCTGGTATCCCAGCCTACTTGTATGGCGACCTGAATGTTCAGGGTGCAGGCCGTACTTCTTCAGGCTTGTCGATGCTGATGGGTGCTGCTGGTAAAGGTATCCGACAAGTCGTCGGTCATATCGACCAAGACGTTATCAAACCAATTGTCCAACGTCAGTTCGTGTACAACATGCGATATGACGAGGACGAGAGCATTAAAGGCGACGTACAAGTTATTGCTCGTGGAGCAGTTAACTTGGCTGTCAAAGAGACTGTCAACGTACGCCGTATCGAATTCCTCAACGCAACCGCCAATCAATTTGATATGGAAATTATTGGTAAGGATGGTCGCACCGCGATTCTTCGTGAGGTGGCTAAAGGGTTGCAAATGCCTGTGGACGCAGTTGTTCCGTCTCGGGAGAAAGTTGGTTTTACTGACAAGGCTGCGGCTCAGGCTGCTCAAACCCTTGCGGCTGACCAAGCGTCTGGCGTGCCTATGCAACCAGACGGTACTCCCAAAGGTGGAATGGATGCGAACGTAGTGCAAAGTAGGGCTAGTGGGAGGGCAGCATGATTCGGCCTGACGAGAAGACTGTAAAGGCTCTTGCCATTGCAGTTCGGCAATATCCAGAGATTCTGGAATATATTGCCTCTTGGCGGACGCATGAATTGGAGCAACTTCCACACGCTGTAAACAACGCGGCATTGATGCAGGGGCGATGCCAAGTTTTGGGCGAGTTGTACAAACTCGTCAAAGAGTCCCCTGAACTAGCGGCAAAGTCATGATATGACTCGCCGTCTAATCCACGCATACCGATAGGAGCGTTTTATTATGGCACTTCCAGAGCAAATTCGTAAACAGACCGAGGCAGTTCAAGAACTGTACAAACAACTCAATGGTGATGGAACCAATGGTGAGGGACAAAATCCGCCCACCGATGGTGGAACTCCGCCCACTGAGCCCGTGGAAAACAGTACTCCGACCGCCGACGAGAACTCTGAAACGAACAATGCTGCTCAGTCACCCAGCGGTGAGCACGCAAGTGGTGGCGGAAAAGACGCCGAAGAAACACTGACTCAGAAGTACCGCACCCTCCAAGGCATGTATAACGCTGAGGTTCCTCGTCTGCATAGTCAGAACAAAGAACTCTCTAGCCGTTTGCAGCAAATGG